AATTGCCGAGGAAGACCGACCGTCACGTCAAGAGCCTCCCCGGCGGCCTGATGCCGCTGTACTCCCAACGCGAGATCGAGACGTACTACGGCGTCAGCGACTGGCAGATCGTCCAGTGGATCAAGCAGGGAATGCCGGTGGAACCCTTCGCTGGCCGCGGGCGCCGCTTCGACCTCGCCAAGTGCCAGAAGTGGCACGCCCAGCGTGCCGAAGCTCAGGCCGCCGCTTAATCCCTGTCACAGAGCGGGGCTGCCAGACCATGCCGGGTCCGAACAGCCCCTGCAGCAACCCACCACACCGAAAGGCAGGCCGCTGATGACCACACAGCGTACTGACCACACCCCGCACCACCCCGACGCTGCCCACACCAACGAGTGCCGCGTCCAAACCGTCGTCGACGACTGCGCGCTACCTGTCGGCACCCTCACTGCCCGCGTCGAGGGCGTGTATGCGACGACTGACATCGTTCACGATCTTGTTCCCTGGCGGGCCGCGCTCGGCGGAACCGTCACCGTCACGCCCGTCGGGTCGAACCTCGAGGTGTGGACGCTGCACACCCATACTCCACCGCTTACCGGTGGACAACGCACCAGCATCTGGGTCTCCTGCACCGCACCGGCCGGCGAGCTGGTCGACGACGACCTCCGCGGCGGTGCCATCACCCCGAGCGCACCGGTCGACGGCCCGTGGCGCATCGGCGTGACGACGCTTCCCACCGGTGCTGGCCTCGACGTCTCCCACTACCTGACGGGGTTCGTCACGCGCCTTGCACAGGCAGCTGAGGAGGACCCTAAGAGTCTACTCGCGCAGCTTCTGGAGATCGCAGCCTTGGCGCGCTCCGCTGGAGCACAGGGGTCCGACAGTCACGCCGCTCACGAGCGCGATGAGCGGGTCGACGACTTGCTGGCCGAGGTGGCCGGTGAGGGGGTGCTGCCGGTGTACGGGCAGCAGGTCAGCCTGCTGGCGCGGCGGCTGCTGGCCGTGCGGGAGTCACTGGCTCCGGGATGCCCGCAGCGCTGCCCTGAGTGCAACGGGACCCTTGAGACGTGCACGTGTGGTACGTCGCCGATTCCTCCTATGGAGCCTGTGACGGTGGCGGCGTGAACGGGCGAGAGGTGCAGAGCACGATCGACGTCTACCCTGCCGCGCTGCCGTGGGCCGCGCTCATGGACGCCGAGGATCTGGTGGAGTTCCTTGACGAGCTGGCCGCGTCCGCTATCACGAACGCGCCAGCCGAGACAGCGCTTGCTGAGGTTGAGGCGACGTGTGGCCGGTGGCGGGCGATCGCGGAAGTGCAGCACGCGCACAACACCGCGGCCGGCCCGGACGGGGACGAGGTGCCGGATGGGATCACGCGGCTGATCGCCCCGACTCGGGCACTCTCGGCGGATGATGCGGCGGGGGTTAAGCCTGAGGCGCCTGGTATCCCGGCAGCCGAGACGGCGCCGCTCACCATCTATCGCGCCTCACACGAGTCGATCGTCATGGGCCTCTACACCACCCGCGAGGCCGCTCGCGCCCACTGCGAGCAATCCCTCAGCGGCCAGTACCCCGAGAGCACCACGCTGGTCTTCGACTGGATCGGCGACGAGTCCGAGCCTGAGGACCCGTGGGAGTTGGTGGCAGAGATCGACGGCGGAGACGAACAGCCCACCGGGTATGTCGTGACCCCGCTGGAAGTGGCCTCCGAGTACGACCCGGAGGCCGGCGAATGACGACCCAGGCTGTTTTGGCACTTAGCATGCGCTTCGAGCCTCCCGCGCACGACGCCTACCGCAGGCCGGAAACGCTCCAGGCGTTCGCCGATGTCCTGCGTGGCCGCCCCGGGGAGTGGGCCCTGCTCGGCAGGTTCTCTACCTCGGGCGCCGCGCGCCAGGCCGCCTACCAGATGCGCTCCCCACGCGACCCGAAAGATCAGGCGATCGCCCCAGCAGGGTCGTTCAAGGCGGAGGCTCGGACACTGTGCAGTGAGTACAGGGTGTATGTGGTCTTCGCTGGTGATGCCGGCGTAGCGCGTGCCGGGCAGACGGGCGGTGCTGCCGCATGACCAGCACCCAGGCAGCACAGCCTGTAAAGCGGCGTCGAGCTGCCAAAGAGCGCGCGCCGACCGGCCCTGACCGCATCCCCAAGCCCTCCCAGGGCTGGTACCGCGACAAGGTCACCGGCGAGAAGTACCGGCGTGTCACCACGATTCTCGAACAGGGCTGCGCCAAGGGCGACGCCCTGACCATCTGGGCCGGGAACATCACCGCGGAGACTGCGATGGCGCACCTGCCCCAGCTCGTCGCCGCCCGGACGCCCGAGCAGCGCGCCGAGATGACGACGTGGCTCAAGCGGACCCACATCCGTAAGAAGGACGAGCGGCGCGACGTCGGCACTGCGGTGCACAAGCTGATCGAGGCCGACGTCCTCGGCGAGCCCGTGCCCGAGGAACTGCTCGACAACCCCGAGCTGGCTCCGTTCCTGGAGCAGTTCCTCCGGTTCGTTGAAGAGTGGCAGATCACGTTCGAGGCGTCCGAGATGGTCGTCGGCAACCGTACGGCCGGGTACGCCGGAACGCTCGACTACCTGCTCCGCTCGCCGCTGGTCGCCGCCGCCCTCGCTGCGCACTTTGGGACCGATGTGCCAGCAGACTCCGTTCTCATCGGCGACACCAAGACCGGCGGCGAGTTGGACGTCAAGGGCGTGTACCCCGAGGCCGCGCTCCAGATGTCTGCGTACCGGCGGGCGGAGGTGGCGTGGCTGCGGGACGGCTCGACGGTGCCGATGCCGGCCGCGCACACCACGGGTGTGGTCCTGCACCTGCGGCCGGAGGGTTATCGCCTGCTCCCGGTCGTCTGTGACGACGACGTGTTCGCCGCGTTCCTCGTGATTCAGCAGGCTGCCGAGTGGGCTTCTGGTCTGTCGAAGAAGGTCATCGGTTCGGCCTTGAGGCTGCCCGTCCCAGCAGAGGGGACGGCCGCGGCGTGAGCAACATCGACCTGTCCGTCCTGAGTCAGGGCACTACGTGGACGGACGCCACTGGTGCCGTCCACCAGATTGCCGATATGGAGCCGCCCTACTGCCGGAACGTCGTTGCGTTCCTGGAGCGGCGCGTGGACGAAATCACGTTCGCGCTGGGCCTATCGATGGCCCGCACCTGCCTACCCGACGAGGACACCCAGGCGTACCTCGACGTAACGGCGTCGATTGACCGCGAGTACGAGCGCATGGCCGACAACCCACTCGCCTGGCTAAACGACCAGCCACTGCTCAAGGCCCTGCGTGTGCGGGCCGCACAGGGGGACTGAATGCCCATCATTGATCTTCAGCGCCGTATGCGGCAGCTCGGTGAGATCCGCATTGGCCACGTCGTGCCCACGGGCAGGACCCGCCGTGACGGAAAGCCGGGCACCCGCCCGGCCAAGCTCGACAAGTTCCGTTTCACCTCGCCCTCGCGGGAGATCCTGACCCAGGTCGCCGCCCTCTACGGCGGCGAGGTCAAGCCCTGGACGCCCGCGAACGGCGGCCCCAGCGAGTTCGAGGTGTACTCCACCACCAATCGGCTGCCCGTTCTCATCCCCCCGCGTGACGCCGTATCCCAGTGGTACGAGCTGTACGCCGGATCAAAGTGCCAGCGCCGCTGCGACGGCGTCACCGAGCACAAGAGGGACCGGCCATGCATGTGTGACCCGGACAACCGCGACTGCTCAATCACGACCCGCGTCAACGTGATGCTGCGCGACGTGCCCGCTCTGGGGCAGTGGCTCCTCATCTCCAAGGGGTACTACGCGGCCGTCACCCTGCCCCCGGCGGCCGAACTGCTGGCCCAGGCCGGCGGGTACGTCGCCGGGTGGCTCGGCATGGAGGAGAAACTTGTCCAGCGCGACGAGGGACCGGCCCGTTTCATGGTTCCCACGCTGGACGTGGAGATCACCCCGGCCGCCCTCATGGAGGGCCGCATCACCGGCGGCACTGCGGCAGTCGCCAAGGATCCGGAGCGTGTCGCCATCACCGGTGGCCGCCCGGACTACGCCGCGCTCGCCGAGGTCGCGAACACGGCCGATGAGGTGGGCAAACTGTGGACCCAGGCGGTCGACGCCGGGC